CTGCACGCTCCGCCGAGAAGCCCGGAACCGTCGTGTTGGAGGAGCGTGCAGCCACCCACACCGTAGACCCGCCCGCGTTGGCATTGAACCGGTCAGCGGTGATCGCCGGGGTTGTCGAGCTGCCGTTGAACGAGGTTCCTGCCTGCCAGGGATTGGTGGTGAAGTCGCCGGCCTGGATCAGGTTGCGCGGATAGTTGCCCTGCGCGTTGCTCGGCAACTCGATCTGGGTGAGCGTGGCAGCGCCGGCCGAGGTCGTGGTCCCGGCACCGACCGCGGACACGATGAATCGCGCCCACTGCGGAACCGAGGAGAACCGCGCCGAGACGCCGACGGTCGGAGCGAAGGTCGCGCCGCCGAGGGTCTGTCCGCCGGTGGTGGACGAGAAGTTCGTGAGCGTGCCGGACCACACATCGACGATATCGCCAAGCGCCAAACGCTTGAAGGTCGCGTCGGTGACGTAGTTCGCTGCACCCACCTGGGCCAGGGTATCGGAGGTGTAATAGACCCAGTAGGTGATGCCGCTCTCGATCTCGTCGAGGAGCATGGAGAGAGAACCAGAAACATATGCCATGTGTCAGGCCTCCCCTTATGCCGTGGTCACATAGGCGGAACCGTCATGCCGGCAGAGGATCACGCCTCTGTTCTGCAGGAGGGTCGAGCCCATGAACGCTGAGGTGCGAGCCCAGGAGTAATCCTGCTCTTCGTGGTAGCCGGCGAGGGCTTGCATTTCGCCGGTGTTGACCGCGTGGCCGATGGCGTCGCGGTGATAGAAGAACAGGGTTTCGCTGGAGGTGCCGACGCCGGGAACGAGCGGGTGCTCGATCCAGTTGAAGCCGGCCCAGCGCCGGAACCGGCGTGCCGGTCCGTTCAGAGTTTTAACGTCAACAAAGTCGGCGTTATTGAACTCTTTGATCTGCTCAAGGTAGCCCATGGCCGCGGGCGAGATGACCGCGAACATGTTGTCCATTTCCTCAACCGGGACCTGGTTGACGCCCAACGCCACCTTGGCGCGGGTCGCGAGTGCCAGCGTCATCGTCACCGCCGAGGTGCCGATATAGTTGGTCGCGGTCTGCAAGGCCGACATGATGTCGAGGTCGGTCTTGCGGTTGAGCACCTTGCGGGTGGTGGCCTGCATGATGCGGCGGCCGTCGCCCTGCGATGCGAAGATGTTGAAACTCGTGCGCCGCACGAGGTCGTGCCACTCGACCAAAGTGGCGGTGAACTGGTTGAGGTCGTCCGCGCGTGCGGGGATGAGCCCATTCACGCCACGGGATGAGGCGGAAGCGCCGCCCGAATCCGCAACAAGGAAGATCGCTTGGTTGCCCTTGATTACGGCTTCGGTGGTGACGCTCGTCCGCAGGTCCGACTGACCGAATTCGAAGCCCATGATGGCTTCCTTTCGGTACTGGACCTGGAAGGCGGTATCTGACACTGAAGTGCTCCATAGGTGAGCATCGACGTGCCTCCGATCGGGTTGTCCGCGTGCGCGTGCGCGAGGGTTGCCGGTGTGATCCGGGCCTGCGTATGATGCTGCGGGGCGTTACGTTGGCGGGTGAGTGCGCTTCGCCGGGGCCGCTATGCGGGTTGTCCGGGTTGGCGCGGAAAGGGGTTTAGGCGGCCTGCTGGCCGCGCAACTTCATCGTTTCCTGCGCGTGGATCAACTCGCGCTCGCGAGCATCCAATCCGGGCTTTCCGGCATGGCCGTAGTATTCCCGGTGCGCATCGCGGTCGCCGGTGACGGCGCGCTGGTAGACCTTTTCGATCGCCGAGATTTCATCGGCAATGGCCTGTGGCACATTGGCCTGCGTCGGAGAGATCAGCGTTGCGGCGGGGTTGAATTCCCGTGCATGTGCGGCGGCCCATTTATTAAACCAGACGGTATCGCCGACCATCTGCCCGTCTGCAGTGCGGGCGCTCAGGAGGCCGACCTTGGCGTCTTCCGGCATGGTGGCGAGCAGCGTGCCCACCGCGTTCATGTTGACTTTGTAGTCCTGCGGTCCCCAGTCGGTCATGAGCTGGGTCTGCGAGGTTGCTCGTGTGGAGACATCGGCCTCGGCGCGCTGCGCCTCCGCCACGCCCTGCAGGCGATAGTACGAGGCCATCGCCCGGTTCATCTCGTCCTGGGTTGCCCCAGCCGCGTGCATGTCCTTGGCGAATTCGTTGATCAGGGGTTTGTCCGCTTCGCCGATCACGACGCCGTTCGGCAGGGCGAGCTTTTCGACATAGGCTTCGGCGGTCTCGGGTAGGCCGTTGGACTTGCGCCATTCGGCCTTGGCCTCGTCCGTGCCAGTGGCGGGAAACGGACTCGCCGGTGCCTTGAGCTGGCCGGAGCTGACCTTGGTTTCGAGTTCGCGGTACGACTTGAACAGGTCGCCGGGCGAGGCGAAGCGCTTGAGGCGTTCGGCGCTGGTCTTGTCGTCGCCGGCGAGTTGGTCGCGCCAGTTGTCGGGGAATCGTGAGCCGGCCGCAGCTGCCGCCGCAGCCGCAGCTGCGCCATCAGGAACGGCCCCATCGGCTAGCGTGGCGGGAGGAGAGGACTGCGCCGGCGCAGTGTGGGGGGGGGTTATGGGCGCCGGCGCAGCGGCTCCCGCGGAGGGTGTCGATGCCGCTGCGGGAGGGGGAGAACTGGCTGCAGGAGTTGAGATGGTAGGTTCGGGCATTCGACACCGTGAGTTTCAGGGGGATTGGGATAGTCACGCCGCGGACGCCGCCAAGGGGCACGCGGCATCTATTGGAATTTGCCCCGGCGGCCATGCAGGATGGCCACCGGGCGCGGCTTTGTGTTAGGGTTCGCCTCGTCTCGCGGCGGCGTGGGTAGAGACACGCGACGACCCGTCAATGTCGGGCTGAGAGAGGATTGCCCTGGCCGGCTGCGATACCGGCCCGCGAGATCATTCCGGCGGCCCTTGCCGTGACGCTGGCGTCGCCGGCCCCGGCATCTTCATGTCGCGGATATTGCGCAAGAGCCTGCCGACGAACCGCTTGCCGGCCGCGAAGTCGGAGGCTCTGCGGCCGTCTTCGCCGCCGGCGGTGAATTCCATCGCATCAACGCCGGTGATCTTCTCCAGCGCGCCCCAGGCGATCGGCATGGTGTGCGCGATCGACTTGATGGCGGAGACCTCGTGGGGCTCTAGTTCGGTTGGGTCCCAGGGCCAGCGGGCCGAAGGCTTGCGGACGGGCAATTATCCCACCCCCGCGCCCTGCAGGCTCTGCATCGCATCCCCCGCGTTCTTGGCCGCATCGCCCACCCGCGACGCCACGTCCGCCCCCTGCGCCACCTGTTGCGCGGCCTGTGCGGCCTGCTGCTGCTGCGCCTCCTGCGCCGCCAACTGCTTGACCTTGTCTTCGGGCAGTAGCCATTCCGCCTTCGCCCCGGTGCCGTCGATGGCGTCCCGGGTCGCCTTGTCCCAATCCACATTAAGACGCACGGTCGGCTGAATCTGGGCGCCCTGGATCACGACTTGAACCATCTGCTCGAACGACTTGGTGAGCCCCGCATTCACCGCCACCGTGATCGGGGTGTCGAATTGCCAGGAGATATCCCGACCTCTTAAGATCGGCGGCATGTCGTCGATCGAGCCGAATGCGCCGAGATTGAGCAAGTCCTCGAAAGTTCCGTCACACAAACCGGCGTTGTATTCCTGCTCCACCGGCTCGAACAGCGGCAGGGTTTCGCGCTGGTAGTTCTCCCACAGCTTCGAGGCCTCGTAAGCCGTCATCTCCTTGGTGATCTCGGGAAACCTGATCTTGTCGATGAAGAACGAGGAATCGAGCGCCTGTTCCAGCCGCTCCATCTGCTCGACACCAAACTTGATGCCCGAGAAGTCATGCGAAATCGGCCGCAGCACCTCTCCGGTGCGCTCGTCGTAATCCGCGTCGACCTGGGTGATGCCGCTGGCGTAGAGATTGGTCGCCCCGTTGATCGCTTCGGTGACCGCGATCATCGGCGGATAGGTCGCCATCTCCGACGCTGTGAGCATCGACAGCATCATCTGCTGGTACATGCGGGCATCGGGGAGCGAGTAGACCACGCACGGCGAATAGCCGTACTGATCCCCGAACATGGAACTTCCGAACTCCCACCGGGGGATCGTCACGGGGCTTGTCCGGAGCGCGACCTCCTCCATGATCTGTTCGTTCTCGATGTCCACATACACGGACACCCACGGCTTTCCGGCTTTGACGGGCAGGTCGTACTGGTCCGCCGGGATGATCATGCGGCGGCACTTGATCTCGCGGAAGGACTGCTCATCGTTCTTGGATGCGATCTCGATCACCTTGGACGAGATCGCCCAGTTCTTCTTTTCGACCAGTTGGCGCGCCTGCGGCTTCCAGTCGAAGTGCGTGGTGTTGATCGCGCCGGTGACGCTCTCGTCCCAGGCCACATCTCGCAAGTGCCAATTGCGGTAGAGCAGATGATTGTAGTCGACCACCTCGCGGGTGATGACGGCGTTGCCGAAGCTCGTGAAGTCCTGGTCGGAAATCTTGGTCGCGCGCACGAACCCGGCCCGGCGATCGTACATGGCCCGGCGCATCGCCTTGCTGACGCGGTCGAGCCAAATCTTGGCGTCGCGGTCCTCGTTGACGCTCTCCGAATCGGTCTGGGCGTGAAACCACTGATCTCGCCGCAGCATCGAGGAGAACGCATTCATGAGGTCGCGATTGCAGCGCGCCGGCCGCCCGCTCATGAGGTAGGAGCCGAACTCCTCACTGAAATACCTGCGGCGGGTGAAGTCCGCCCGCATGACGTGGACGTTCTCGGCGATGGTCTGCCACAGTGACATGACCGGGTAGCGCTTGGAGAACAGCGAGTCCCCGACCCGGACGATGTCACGGACGCGCTCACGCAAGGATTAGGCCGCCGCAATGTCGAGCTGCAGGCCGGCGACGCCGGTGCGGCCATCTGCCCAGATGATGGCGCGGAGGTCGCCCGCCTCGCCGCGGTGGTCGAAGATGGTGCCGATCACGTCCTGCGGATTGACCGGGGCGCCACCGGCGCGGCGGGCGAAGCCGTCGCGGTCGATGTAGAAGGGGAATGAGGGGGTGTTGGCCTGTTTGGCAGCCTGGCCCGTGCTCGCGGCGGTTACGCTAGGAACTTGCGGCCCGGGATTAAAAAGAAACGCTGGCATCTCGATCGCCTCGCCCTCATAGACCACGTCGAACGCCATCCACATCATCTTGAGCCATGCCGCCCGCTTGTCGCCCGGCCACGACGTGCCCGACGTCGGCAGCTTGCCTATCAGGGCGGCAAGCAGCGGATCGGGCGCGTCAGGACTGGAGATCGCGACGAGTTGCGGCAATGGCTTGTTCATCCCCCCGCCTTCGTCCCCGAATAGGCCCCACCCATCGCCGAGCCCGCCAGCGTCCCAGCCGCGCCGGCTGCCGACGTCAGTTGCGTCGAGGTGCGGCCCGACGCCCCTGCCCTTGCCGTGGCGAGCCGCTGCGCCGCGAGGTTTGCCGGCGAATTGATGTCCGGCAGCGGAGGCGGCGGCTTCGGCTCTGGGATGGCCGGCATCGGAGGGGGCTTGAAGATGTTCGTCATGACGGTCTCCTACCGGCGGTCGAGCGCACAGCGCAGCGCCTCGGCCTCGCATTGCAGGCGCTTTCGCTCGGCATCGGTGGATGCAGCGGAGGCCTCGGCTTCGAGCAAGGCGATCTGGCCCCTCACGACGGCCGCCGGGTCAGTGACGCGGCGCTCGGCCCGGATGTCGCTATAGGGGCGAGGCGGGTCGCCTGCCTGGATGTAGGGGCGGTCTCTCACCGCCTCACCGTCGCCAATTGCCGCCCGCCGATGTTGGCCTTGAGAGGAATGACATTACGGCCGACGCGCCCCATCCGTTCCACCGCCCGTGCGCCTTCGGACAGGCACATGATCGCAGCGTCGCCCTTGTCGGGAGACCGGCCCAGCCGCTCGCGCATCTTTTCCTTGTCCTCGATCAGGATACCGTTGAGCGTATTTTCCCAGCGGTACGATGCTAAGTCCGCCTTCAATTCGGCATCGCCTGGCAGCGCTACGATCGAGCCGCCTTCCTGGCTGGGGTCGAGCGCCTCCCGGAATTTCCACGTCGCTTCGGCTCTCTTGTTGCGGAACTTGATCTTGCCGTCGCGGGTGCGGCCGTGCGAGGCCTGCACCCCGTTGAACGCCACGACCTCGATGCCGTTGTCCTTCATGGCGATCACCGCGTCGCCGCCCCAGCCGCCGCCCAGATCGACCACCACCGGGCAATGATTGCGGCGGTGCTTGACCACCTCCGAAGCGGTTAGCCTGCCGGTCTTGTCGACCACCTTCTCGGCCACGAATGGCGCGTACCACCCGTCGTAGCGCCAGCAGATCACCCGCTGGTCTCCTCCTCCAGGTGCCACGTCGACCGCCATCGCGGTCATGCCGGTGCGCGGCACCTTGTCGGTCCAGCGCTGCATGGCCGCCTCGATCCAGGCGGTGGGGATCACCTGGTAATCGTCATCCCTTTGGCCGACCGACCAGTCGCCGTCGCGATAGGCGCGACGGAGCTCGTCAGGAAGGGCTGCCAGCACTGAGCCGTAATTCGTGGCGGAAAGGTCGGGGTTGTCCGACAAGGCCGCCGGGATGTAGGTGCGCGAGCGCGCCATGACCGGCTCGCGCTCGCCCTCGATCACATGGGGGCCGGCCCCGTCTACCTCGGTATCGACGCCGTTGACCGTCGTGTACCAGCGCAGCTCCTGGGGGCGCGCCGGATTCGGATGGTTGGGGTCGAGCCAGGCGCCCCAGTATTTGATGACCCACAGTCCCGCGGCTGTGGTCGGCGGATTGGAGGTGACGAGCACCCGGCAGCGCTGCTTGACATCGGCCGATCGGTTCCAACCGATGATGAACCGAAACTGCGACTCCAGGAAATCGCAGCCCTCGTCGAACACGATGAGGTCGTGCGGGTCGCCCTTGTAACGCTGCTTGTCGCCCTCTTGCTCGCAGCCGCCGAACTCGATCAGACGGCCATCGATCTTCCAGCGCTGGAGCTGGCCGTTGTAGCCGTTGCGGTGACCTACGATCTCCTCGGCGCGCTCGACCAGCTTGACCGCGTCCTTGTTGATGCGGCGCAGGATCAGCGATCGGCGGTGCGCGGTGATGGCGAGGCC